TTCTGACCACCAAAGAATGTTGAAATATACTTCTGCTTTAATTCCTCATACTTTTGCTTCCAGTTTTCTTCACCTTCTGCCCCACCCTCAACATTTCCAGTTGTTTCCAATAAATTTTGGTTAGCTTCGACAAGTGCCATTCTTTCCATTTGATCCTCTGTTTCCACTAATTTCCTAACAAATTCCTTTAAATCCATTTTTAACACCTCCTTAAATAATTATAACACGAATTATAAAAAACTTCTCAACTATTAAAATGGGTTTTTTATCGAAAAATATTGCAATTATTTTTAATATTTTGTTGCATTATTTTTCTAGTCGTGCTATAATTAGTTATAGGTTGAAGGGGACAACCCCGATCCTAAATTAATTAAATTCAAGGAGATGTAAAATTATGGAAAAAACAATTAAAAGATCGTTCACATTCTACAACGTTAAAATCATTGACGTTAAAACTGGTGAAACTTTAAAGGAAGAAAAAACAGCTCAAAAAATCAGTAAAGAAAAAGTTGCTACAAACTACATTAAGGAAACTGGTACAATGGGATTCACGGTTGAGATAACAGAAGAAACACAAGCTAGAGAAATTACACTTACTAAGTTCTTAGAACACTCAACAATAGTTGGAGAACAAGTATCAGAAAATTCAGAAGAAAACAAGGGGGATAAATAATTATGACAAAGAAAGCAAATGAAGTAAATCAAGAGGTTGAAGTTCAAGAAGTTCAAACTAATAAAATGGTAATGGTTGCTGATGATTCACTCGGTCTTATGGAAGGTGTAAACCTTGGTTCTTTCTACTCAATAAACCCACAAACTAAGGAAGAAAAAGTTGCAGTATTCAATGCCTTAAATAATCCCGATGAAAGACTTGCTGACCACATCAACAACACAATAGACGTTAAAGATGTACTTGTAGAAATTGTAGAACTGGTTCAAGATGCTACTGGTGAACTTGTAAAAGCACCAAGAATTATAATGATTGATGATAAAGGGAAATCTTATCAATGTGTATCGGTTGGGGTGTTTTCAGCACTAAAGAAATTATTCATGTTGTTCGGAACGCCAACTTGGGAAGACCCTCTAAAAATTAAAGTAAAGCAAGTTAGTAAAAAAGAAAAGAAAATGCTAACAATAGAGTTGGCTTAATAAAATACATAAATCGAGTTGAGGATTAAATTTCCTCAACTTGTTTTATTATGGAAAGGAATTGGAAACAAATGGAAAACAGAATTTACTATAATATTGGTGAAAGTGATTATATATTCAAGTCCGAAAACTTTGAATACTATTTCTCTTCATTATTATATAGAAATAAATTCGCTGAAAGATACATGAAGAATAGAGAAAACCTCCAGTACAAACTAACTTCACGATACAACATTGAATTTTTAGCAAACGATTATTTTGATATTATTCTATACCATAGTGTTGAAAAAAGAGGGTTCAAAGTTATTTCAATAAAAAGTGGAGAGTGTTTTAAATGTCTAAGCGAAATAAAATTAAATGGAGAGATAAAGACCTTAGGGAACTAGAAAGAATAGTAAGAAACTATAATGCGAAACTCAATAGAGTTGCAGAAAAGAACCCATATATTGAAGATATACTACCTCAAAAAGCAAGTATTAGAGAACTAAAGAAAAGGATTGAAACTAGAGCTGATTTTAATAGGGAATTAAATTCACTCGCTAGATTCAGCCGTAAAGGTAGTGAAGAAATAGTATATACTGAAAAGGGACTACCCCTCACTAAATACGAAGTTAATGAAACAAAGTTAAAGACAAGGATTGTAAATCAAAAACGAAGTAATGAGAGGAAACGTCTTGGAATAAGTGAAGCACGTGGAACAATGGGACAAGCTGAAAATCAGAACCTAAGACCCAAGAATTTCAACTTGAATAAGAATGGGAAAGAGTGGGAAAAGTTTGTTGAAAGTTTAGATAAGGAAATTAGGGGTAATTTTAAAGGGGAACTACTAGAAGGATATAAGAACAATTATATTAGTGCGTTAAGAAGAAACCTTGGTGAAGGAGGTGAAAAACTTGCAAAAATGCTTGAAGGAGTTGATCCCGAAACATTATATAACAATTCAGTTTCCAATCCTCTTTTAAGCCTTGATTTTATTTATGACCCCCTAGAATTTGAAACTATTATTAGTGCCAAGATGGAAGCTTGGGGAGAAGTGATTTAATGAAAGATATTTTTGTTGCTGACTTTGAAACCACAACAAAAGAGGAAGATTGTAGGGTGTGGGGTTGGGGGTTATACGACATAACAAATGATGATTTTAAAAGTGGGGACACGATAGAAAATTTCTTTAGTATGTTGTTTGATCTCCCCTCGGATTCTACAATATATTTTCACAATTTAAAGTTTGACGGAGAATTTTTATTTTATTATCTTTTTAAAAATGGTTTTACTCACACTACAGAAAAAAAGTTAAAAGAAATGGAGTTTTCAACACTTATATCTTACATGGGTGTGTTCTATGCAATTAAAATTAATTATGATGGGAAAGAATATTCAATTTATGATAGTTTGAAAATAATTCCCCTACCAGTTAAGTCAATTTCAAAGGCTTTCGGAATTGAACAATTAAAGGGTGATATAGATTATACAAAAGAACGACCTATAGGGTATAAAATTACTGATGATGAAATTGCGTATATTAAAAATGATGTTGAAATAGTTGGGAAAGCTTTACTATTTTTCTTTAATCAAAATCTAAGTAAAATGACACAAGCAAGTAATGCGTTTTTTGATTTTAAAAATGTGATAGGAAAAAAGAAGTTTGAAAAGCTATTCCCTCAATGCATAAATGATAAAGAAATACGTCAATCTTATAGAGGGGGTTTTACATATGTAAACCCAAAGTTCCAAAATAAAGAAATTGGGCAAGGTATAGTTTTAGACGTCAATTCGTTGTACCCTTCTGTCATGTATAATTGTAACCTTCCATATGGTGAACCTATCTATTATGAAGGGGAATATAAAACAGATAAAATTTATAATATTTATGTTCAAATGTTTAGATGTAACTTTGAGCTGAAAAAAGGTTTTCTCCCAACCCTACAACTAAAGAATAACATAGGGTTCTCCCCCACTGAATATGTTACTGATTCAAATGGTCTTGATGTAACTTTATGTATGACTTCTGTAGACATGGAACTATTCTTTAAACATTATGATGTGTATAATGTTGAATGGTTTGGGGGTTGGAAATTTAAAAGTACAAACACAATTTTTAAAGATTACATTGACAAATGGGTGAAGATAAAAGAAGAAAGCACAATAAATAAAAATGAGGGAATGAGAACTTTATCAAAGCTGATGTTGAACGCTTTATATGGTAAATTTGGGTTGAACCCTATTGTAAAAGGTAAAACCCCTACATTTGACGGTGAAATGATTCATTATGTAATGGGTGAGAATGAAGAAAGAGAACCGATTTATATTCCAGTTGCTTCTTTTGTTACTGCTTACGCAAGGAAAATAACTATTGATTCAGCACAATTGAATATTGAACGTTTTATATATGCTGATACTGATAGCCTACATTTGATTGGAACAGAAGAACCCACAAACATTAATATTGACAATGTAAAACTTGGTTACTGGAAAAGAGAAGGGGTATTTACTAGAGCTAGATTCTTGAGAGCGAAAAGTTATATTGAGGAAATGAATGGACAACTTCATATTGCTTGTGCGGGTCTCCCCTCCAAGTGTCATGAAAAAATAACATTCGATAACTTTAGGAATGGACTAGTTGTAGGTGGTAAGCTACAGCATAAAAGGGTGAAGGGTGGAGTTGTGCTAAAAGAGATTGACTTTACTATTAAGATGTGATAACATAGTATACATGGAACATCACATTTTTAAGTTAGTGGAATTGGGAACTACTGGTAAAACAGCCTTTTCCATTATGGGGACTAGTAAACCCCTTTCTTAAAGTGTGGTGTTTTCCTATTTTAAAGGGGGTAATAAAATTGTTTTGGAATATAAACGAAACATTGAGTTTTAACGCATTGTTCAATTTCATAGTCGGAAATCGTGGGAGTGGTAAGTCATATGGTGCTAAAAAATGGTGTATTGAAGATTTTCTAAAAAATAAAAACCAGTTTGTATGGGTTCGTAGGTTCGATTCAGAATTTGATGATTTTAAAACTGGATTCTTTTCAGATATTGTTCACGCTTTTGAAGGTGTGGAATTTGAGTATAAATCATACACATTCTATATTAACAAAGAAGTAGCCGGTTATGCTATCCCCCTTTCGATTAGTTCTAAAAAGAAGTCCAGTTCATACCCGAATGTAAATAAAATTATATTTGATGAATTTATAATAGATAAAGGAAATTCGTATTACTTGAAAAAAGAGGTTGAAGTGTTTTTGGATTTATACGAAACTGTTATGAGAATGAGGGAAGATAATATAAGAGGAGCGTTTTTTATAGCTAATGCAATTACCTTTACGAATCCTTATTTTTTATATTTCAACATTGAAAAACCTACTGGAAAAAGAGGTATTCTAAAGAAAGGAGAAATTTTAATTCAGCTAGTTAATAATAAGGATTACATAGAGAAAAAGAAAAATACTCGTTTTGGAAAGCTAATTCAAGGCACAGAAT